CGCAGCCAGCGCATCTCGCGCGCGGCGAGCGCCGCATCGCCCTGGAAGGCGGTGAGCATGCGCGTCTGCGCGCCCTCGATCTCGATATAGGCCTGCTGGACCTCGCGCAGGTGGCGAATGCCCGAGGTGATGCCGACGAACACCAGGGTGAGCTGGATCAGCTCGCCGCGCAGGCGCTGGAAGAACGTCATCGCCGCGCGCCCGCGCTTGGTCATGCGCTCGAGCGCCTGCTCGGTGGTCTCCGCCGCCGCCGCCTTGCCGCGCAGCGCGCCCGCGGCCGCCTGGGCCCCGGCGGCCTGCTGCTGGACGCCCTTCGCCGCCGCGCGGGTGGCACGCCCCAGGCTGGTCGCCGTGCGCCCGGCGTGCTGCTGCGCGGCCGCCACGCCTTGGCTCGCCGTGCGGATGCGCTCGAGCTCGGCGCTGAAGGTCCGCTGCGCACTGGCGAGCTGTTGCGAGTCACCCCCCGCCGCGCGCATCTCCTGGCGCATGCGGTGAATCGCGACCTGCATCTCTTCATAGGCGACCTTGGAGCGCCGGGCGACGTCGAGCTGCTCGGCGACCGCGGGCGTCGGCGGACCCATGCCGCCGGTCCCGGCCATGCCCGACGCGACCGCCTGGGTCGCCTGGTCCCACTCCTGGCGGTAGCGTTGCAGCTCGGTCCGGGCGCTGCGCAGATCGCGCAGAAGCTGGTGACGCAGGGTGCGGCTGACGCCGTCGAGCGCCCCGCTCGCCTCATCGGCCGCCCCGCTGACCGCGCGCAGGTCCTGCTCGGTCTGCCGGGCGAGCGCCGTCTGCGCCGTGCCCGCCGCCTCGGCCGACTGCTCGACATCCCCCATGGCGCGCGCGAAGACCTGCTGCGCCTGGGCGAGGCTGTTGACGTCGGTGCCGGCGTCACGCAGGGAATGGCGCATGCGCTGGATGGCGCTGCGCATGTCCTCATACGCCGTCTTCGACGCCCGTGCGACCTCGAGCTGGCGCTCGAGCTGCGGGCTCGGCTCGCTCACCGACTCCCCGCCCTGGACGGCGTTGCGCACGGCCGCCGTCGCCTCCTCCCACTGCTGGCGGTAGTTGCGCAGCTCCTGCTGTGCTTCCTGGAGCACCCGCAGGAGCTGCGTGCGCACGGTGCTCGCGATCCGGCCGACCGCCGCGTCGCCCTCCTGCGCGCTGCGCTCGAGCTCGCTCAGCTCCGTGCGCGCCCGCGTGAGCGCCTGGGACTGGGATTCGAGGGCCGTGGCGTTCTGCTGCGCGGTGTTGCGCAGCACCGAGAGCCCTTTGCCGGACTCCCGGGCGGCCTTATTGACATGGGTGAGCGCGCGGGCGGTGCGCTGCTGGGCCGCCTCCGCGCGCTGAAACGCACCCGCCGCCTGCGCTTGCTGCTCCTGCAGGGCCGGCAGGGCGTTGCGCAACTGCTCGACCTGCTGGACGTAGTTCTGGAAGTCGCTGCGGGTACTGCGCAGCCGCGACGACTGCTGCCCGAGCTTCTGCTCGACCTTCTCGAACTGATCCAGCAGCCGGGCGCTCGGCTGCTCGGTGCGCAGGATCTGCTGCGCGAGGTCGCGGTAGCGCGACCGGGTGCGCTCGAGTGCGTTCTCCTGCCGGGTGATCTGATCGGTGAAGCGCTGGGTGTTCGCCGTGCTGCGCGAGAGCGCCTGCTCGGTGCTGCGCAGCTCGGCGCTCAGCCGCTGGTAGTTCGCCCCGGTCGCCTGGGTGGACTGCTGCTGCGCGGCGAGCGTCTGCGTGAGCTCCTGCTGCCGGGCGTTCAGCCGGGCGACCGTGCCCTCGGTCCTGCCCATCTGCGCATCGAGCCGAGCCTGCTCGGCCGTGATCTCGGCGATCGAGCCCTCCAGGCGGGTGACCGCCTCGCTCGCCTGCGCCATGCTCGTCGAGAGCTTGTCCATGGCCGAGGCGCCGCCGACCTGCTGGCGCAACCGGCCGAGCTCCTTGCCCAGGCGGGCGAGCACACTGCCCGCCCGGCCGGAACCCTCCGCGACCTCGGCCTGCGACTTGCGCAGCTCGTCCAGCGAAGCGGAGATCGAACCAAGCGCCCGAGACGCCTCGTTTTTCGCGCGGATAACGAGCTCGACGTCCCGGGTGCCTTTACTCACTGGTCAACTCCTTGAGCACCTTTTTCAGTGCCTGGTGCCCCTTTTTGGACATGACCGCCGCGGCGGCGACATGGAGCAGGACGGTCCGGCTTGCCTCCTGCTGGTTGGTCCGGTCAACCACCAGTCGAGCCTCCTCCCATACCATGCCCACCGGGTAGTGCCGGGCCTGGGGGTGACCATGGTCGAGCAGCAGGCTCACCTGCCGGCGCAGCCCCCACAGCCACTCGTGCAGATTTACAGGCTTTCCAGCAGCCCTGTCGTCCCCTGCATCATGCGAATGACTGTTTCCACGAACTTTTTTGGGCCGCCCTCCGCGTGAAACGTGAGCTGTGCGATCTGTTCAACCGCTTCAACCTGCACGGGGAAGGGCAGTGTGCGCACCACATCGCGCGCCTGCGGATCGTCGGCCGCGCAGGCGATGAGCTCCGCGGCCAGCCCGGGCGCCTCCTGGATGACAGGCAGCGCCACCTCGGAGACCCCCTCTGCGGTGAGCTCGTGTTCTTCGGCGACAAACCGGGCGAACAGCGCATTGAGCGCCGCCCCGTGGCGCTGCACAAGCCAGGCGACGTCGTCGAGGCTCAGCCCCCGGACGGTAAACTCCCCGCCGGGGGCCGCGATCGTTACGGTGGGGATCTTGATATCCCTCAGTGCCATGAGACCTCCTGATTACGGCGTGAACGGCCGCCCGTCCATATAGATGGATTCAAGCGACCCTTTCTTCAGCACTTCCATGTTGAACGGCAACTGCTGCCATTCATCACCCTTGAGCTGAAAATCGCCATTCGGTGTGAGCTTTACCCAGGGCATGAAATAGTCGATGTTATCGCCGGCCGGGTTGAAGGCCAGAAAGCGCATCGAGCCCTCAATGGTATCGGCCCGGCTGATAATGCGGCTGCGCGTACTCGCCTTGACGTCATAGGTGACGGTGATATCGCTGTCTTCCGTGACATCCCCGCCCTCGAGCAGCGTAATGCGCGCAAGGCGCTCCTCGACCACGTAGTCCTCCCCGGCGGTAAGCGACGTGCCGCCCATGTCCACACTGACGTTCTCGACGTCGCGCACCCCGGCCGGCAGCGCGTCGGACGTGCCGAGCTGGTAGCTCATGCCCTTGTGCACGCCCTCGAATGTGTCCTCCTCGCCGGTCGCCGAGGCCGCCGTGTGATCCAACGACTCGCCGAGGAAGAACATCGCGAGATTCGAGGGGCTGATATTGTCGGTAATAAACGATCCGGCGTAATCAAGCTGCAAAATCACCGACTCGTCCTTAATGCGGACCCCCCGATCGGAGGAATAATGATCGAGAGTTTCCTCCTCGGCGGAAAAGCCCAATTCGGGCGTATTGCCGAGGTAACGCTCGCCGCGCGGCTGCTGCGTCTCGGGCTTGAACTGACCGAAATGCACCTCGCCGCGGCCCAGGGTGTAGTTGTTACTCATGGCACGTACCTCTTGAAGTTACTACCGGTAATTGACCCGATGGCTAGTTGTACGGATCTTGCAAATTCTCCACTACCATCAGGGTGATCCTCAACCAAAAGTAGGCTTTGTCGGACAGTTCGTCGGGCGGACGGACGACGCCATGGCTGAGCTTGAGCTCCATGATCTTGCCCTGCATCCCGAGGATGTCGTACGCCCGGTCGCGCACCCGCTCCTGCGTCAGGCGTTGCTTGACCTCCGCCATGAGGCGGTGCGCCGGGTCGGTCGGGTTCGTGAAGTCATCCCGGGCGAAGCCCTGCAGCAGCAGGACCCACGGACCCTGCCCGTAGGGGCTCGCATGGGCGAGGGTGTGCTGCTCGGACTCCTCCACGGGCTCGAGGATGGAGATCATGGGCAGGGGGTCCTTATCGCCGAAGGTGGCCCGCCCGCGAAAGACGTGATCGCGCAGGTCGTGCACGTACCCGTTTTGCGGCGTGATCTCCTCGAGGACCGCCGTGAGGTTTTTCAGAAGTCGCAGTCGAAACGGATCTGACATCTTATAAGTCCATTAGCCGCAGGAACTCCCGCTCGAGAAACGCGGCCGCCTCGGGCTGCGCGTCCTCCGCTACCCCGGCGAATACCTGATTCACCGATGGCCCATAGAGGAGGTACAGCCCGGCGCCCACCTTGCGGACGAACTTCTTGTTGCGCAGCGCCTCACCGGGCTTGAGCCGCACGGCGAGCCCCAGGTTGCCGCCGCGCAGGGGCAGCAAAAAGGCACCCCGCATAAACCGCCGCTCGCCCGGCGATACCGTGACAGTCACGCCACCGGCGCGCCGGGTCCGGGCGACGTTGCGGTGGGCGGCAAACCGTGCGAGCGAGGTCGGACGGTCCCGGCCCGCGATCGCCGCCTCCAGCCGGGCCGGTGTCGCCTGCCGGGCG